TGCCCTGTATCTTTTTTACAACTAAGGGTATATCCCTATTAAATAATACTTGCATTGTTAAGATAGCTTAACTAAACTGGTGTTACTCAATAACGAGTGAGATAGAAAAAGGAGCAACAAATGGAATCAACAGCACAACGCAACAGCCGTATCGCATTTGAAGATGCTGGAGCACATTCAGCATACGCACATTCCAAAGATTTTTATAACGGTTTGGCCACATACGAAATTGAGCCTAAAACAAATGGCTTTTATGTATATGTACGCACTCCGCACGGTCAAACCTGTACAACCGCAAAAACAATTGAAGAAGCAGAAGCAACAATTGCAGAGTGGAAAGCAGACACTTATTTTGCTGGTTACCCAAAACACTTTTTTATCAAGGATTAATATGAAATATCTATTACTTTTAGCCCCATTAGCATTAGCCGCCTGTAGTTCTTTTGAACCACCAAATGTTAGCCTAGAAACTGATAAACAGGCTTATCACATGAGCCGTTCACAAGTCATACTGGGCATTACAGAGTGTGAAGAAGCTGGTACACGCCCTGTAGTTATTACTGCCAAGCGTAAGATTAACGGCATTATGAGTGATGTACCTGTAGAAGTTACCTGCAACCCCCGTTACCGTATTTTTCAATAGGAGATAGTCATGAAAGAGTTTATTCAAGGCGGTTTAATGGCGTTGTTTATTTGCATCATTATTTTTGGTACTAATTACTTAATGAACGGGTATGTGATTTGAGAGTTGACCTGTCCAAGCATGAGTTATTCCTATGCGAGTATTTCGGTACTATGCGTAGGAAAAACGCCATGCAATTTAACTTTGATAGGCAGGTCAGCAAGCAAGACCCTTACGAAATGGATATAGACGGGTTTAAGGGTGAGTATTTGGTAGCCAAGTATTTAAACTTAATGCCCGACTTTTCTATTAATCAAAAAAAGAACCCTGCTGATCTCAAGACCGCTGGCGGCAGGACTATTGATGTTAAATCTACCCGTAATAAAGAAGGTGATGTGTATGTCACCGAATACCACCGCAAAAGTCCTTGTGATTTCTATATCCTAATCGTTTTAGACGATGCTGGGGGCGATATTGTGGGCTGGGTGGATAAGGATGAGTTATTTCAGTTTGCAACGCTTATGGGCGGTTCTCACCCTTCCTATCGGTATGACCGTAAACGGTTAAATCCGATTACTCAGTTTTAAGCGTAAACCCTAGTTCCAGCTTTATCTATAATTAAAGACTGTCTGCGAGGATTACTGCCAGCAACACTAGGAACACTAATATGTGTCCAGCGGTCAAATTCTCGAATAAGTTGGTCATATCCTATCCCCGATGCAATCACAGCTTTAACGACTTCATCGGGGGTCATGCTTGGTACACGGATATCTGCCGCACAACCAATCCGATGCTGTGATGTATCTTTTGATCCTACTGCATCATTTATTTGCTTTGAACGAAACGCTGAATTGACAATAATTGGTTTGCCACCTAGCACCGTTTTAACTTGCTCTAGGAAAGCCGCTAAACGCTCTAGGTTGGCTCTTTCAGATTCGTTAGGGGTATTATCGAACTGACGGTGATCGGTGTGTGTGAGTTCTTCTAGCGTGAAATGTAGGCTTAATTGTGTCATTTTTTGGCTCTTATTTCAGCTAGCTTTTCTAGCCCTCTTGATCCGAAATAAAAACCGAAAGCTAGTTGGCCCCATTGACCAAGCAACATTGTGTATTGTTCGTTTGTATCAATTCCAGCGGCACTCATTAAAGCAAACATAATGTAAGCACAAAATAAAGCAATTAGACTTAAAGGGCGAATGTTTTTAGATAACCAGCTATCACTAGCCATATCCGCTTGCTGGCGTTTGGTAAGTTCTTGTTGCTCTGCAATATCAGCGTTGATTTGGGCTAGTTCGCCATTTTGTTGCATTTCTAGCAGTTTAAGTTTAGCTTGTTCAGCTTGTGCAGGATCAGGAAATACTTTATCTAGTATCTTGCCGCCAATATCAAGTAACGCACCTAATGGAAACATTTAAAACGCCCCTAAAATAAATTTAAGCCATAAAGTAACTACCAGTGCGGCAATAAAACACCATACTTGCACTCTGCGGACTGCCTTTAAATCATGCTGGAATTCTTCATTGTCTTTGCGTTGCATATTCTCGATGTCCAGTTTAATTTTTAATACTGCTTCCCATTCTTTTGCACCGTACTTCTTAACAAAGTCTATCTTTAGCTTGGCTTCTTCGTCACTTATTTGTTTTTTATGCTTCCAAGATTCTAAAGCCTTGATTAATGCTTTTTCTTTTCTAAACTCTGCTTCTCGTCTTGCCCTTAGTCTTTCTTGGGCTTGTTTGTTAGCAACATCCAAGCCATCTCGCTGTATGTTTTCAATAGACTGAGATAGGCCTTTGCTTGCGGTTCTACTTGCTTCAAGGCTTCCTGTAAGGCCTTTGACACCTTCAGATAATCCGTATGGGTCTGCCACATCATTTACTTGAAAAGTAGTGTGCTATAAAGCCAACGATGGAACTGATGCCTGATACGACCATCATTCCAACCCAAAACCCACCCCTACCTTTATTGGCTAAAGCAAGCAATTCTTCCATGCCTTCTTCTAGCTTATCTACTTTGGCGGTTAACTGGTCAACCTTTTCCCAAAGTTGGCCGTATTTAACAGGGTCAATCTCGAATGACATGATTAAGCACTAGGCTCTACTGCAACTTCAGCCGCTTGTGCCGCTTCTAAAGCTACTTGGTCAGGGTCTTTAGGCCAAACAATAGAACCCATAACACTAGCTACCGCATCCACATCAGCCGCACCTTCTACGCCATTTGTAGCGTTTAGTGCAGTAGTGCGGATAGACTGACGCCAAGAGTTCCAAGAAGCGTTAATTGGTGTGCTTGTTTCTACTGCCTTTACTACCATCCAATCAGTAGGTAAAAGAATAGAGTAAGCAGTAGCGTTGATTTGATTTAACGCAGTTGTTTTAACTGATAACAGGTCTTTTGGCGTATTGGTATAAGTTAGCGTTGCTTCGCTTAATGTTTCACTTACCCAGTAATAAGTCTGATTAGCAGGTTGATTAGTAGCCACAACTTCTTCTAAGCCGACTTCAGCTTTTTCTTCAGGCGTGGACAGATTTAACCAGTTAGCTGGGTACTGTACGCCATTAATTTCAAAAGCATTGCCTTCGTTAATGTATTGTTGGTTTTGTGTGCAATAAAACATAATTACCTCGCTAAAGCGTTTTTAAAAGGGTTTTCGGCAAATGCCATGTAAATATAAGTGCCACCTGATGTATTGTAACCACCGCTTGTATTACGAATTTTTACACCATTTGCAACAAAATCCATTGCGGCAGTATAAGCAGGTTCAGCATCAGAAAGGCTTGGAAATAAAACATAGCCTTCTGCGTTATAAGTATCTCGAACAGAATCAAATATTCTCCAGTTAGAACCAGCAGTATCTGTTTGCTTGAATAATACAAATTTAGGCCTAAAGCCTGTATATATAAATGGCCCATCAGTAGAACCATTACCTGTGTAGCTACCAAAAGCAGAGAATCCAGCAATAGGTGTCCAGCAATAAGCTACCATGCTTCCTGTGCCGTTTCCAACATAGCTAAATACTGAAGAAGTTGGGGCGGTGCTGTTCCAATAACCAGTGCTTGTAGCACTTGTATCGTTTAGCTTTAATCTTTTTGTCCATCCAATAGCATTGCATCCTACATCCCAGTTATAAGCATTGCTTCTGTCTTTTAATATAATAAATTGTGGTGCAACACCTAACCCATGACCTACTGTGTATGTTGAAGCACTATCTGTCCAAGTAACTATGCTAAATCCAGCAGAAGCATTAACGCTTACTGTTGATGTAATAGAACCACTTGTATTAGATGTATTTGTGCCTTGACCAGCTTGCCATTGCCAACCAACATAAGTAGCATTAAGAGTATTTAGTGTAGTGCCAAGACCGACTGTAAATCCATTTGAATTAAATCCAGTTATGTAAAATCCAGCCGCACTATCTTCTACATCAGTAAGGTTACTAAATAATGATTTAGAAACACCCCTATTAGAATCAACTAAAGAATTATTAATAGCATTACTTCTTGACTTACCCCACACTAAATCAGGTTTAAACCCAGCCGTATTAGTAACAGTTACGGAAACTGCATTGCCAGTATATAAACTAACATCCATTACTGTATTACCTTTAACAATAGTGCTAGTAGGTAAGTT